CTTATTCTTACCCTTGGCTGAGGCATCTGTACCACCTTCTTCACCGATGTACACATGTTGCCCTTTGATGGTTACCCAGCCTCTTTCCTCAATTATACCACCGTCATTCTGCTTGTCAATGGAGAACTCGCCGAATTTTACCGTCTGATTTGTGTTCGGTGTGTAAATCGTGTGGTTTTTGGTATCGAAAAGTACGTCCTGCAAGCCTAACTTTATCCAGTTCAGGTTGAACGGCTCTTTGTCTTCTTCATATCTCACTTCATCAACCTGTAAAAATCCCTCATGCAAGGCTATCTGATATGCCTGATAGCGTTTGAGTATGTCGCCCTTTAAAAGCTCTTTTGTGTCAAGCGTGAAGTAATGATCCGGCATCTCCGACCATAACAGCATCGACCTGTTAAGCGCCGTTTCTATCGCCGCAACAACAGGCATTACAGCTGTCTTTATCGCAGAGATATACTCATCATCGTTCGCCGTGCCGCTGATAACCTTTGATGAAAGCCCGAAAATCTGACATATAAGCTCGTTGTTTGTATCCTTGCTCTCATTGAGCTGCATCTCAACGCTTGTATTTGAGCTTTCAACGAATTTCAGGCCTTTATTCAGTATCATCATGTTTGAGTTATCTGATGAATAAAGTGTCTTCCATTTTTCTTTCAGATCGTCAAGGACTTCCTGCGTCACTCTGTCATCAACCTGAATAAAGCCCTTTTTGTTGCCGCCCCGCTCGACAAGATAGCGTTCATAAACTATCTGCTTGTATGCGGCATTAAGAATATCGGGATGTTCTTCAATTATCCCGATGCCCGTTACACCGTCATTGGTGTTGCGGCATATCCGCATTATCTCATCGTCATAGAATGTCCGTGTGCCTATCTGATACAGGGCTGTTTTGTAGATAGGATCATAATTCTTCGTGAATGTAACATGATCATTGGCTATGTACCGCAGGGAAACAAATTCATTTCTTCGCCTTTCGGGAAAAATATATCCGGCTCCGCTTAGAAGATAATCCCTTACAAAAGCTTTTTTCATCTGATAAGGGTCAAGCAGATCACCTGTGCTGTCATTAAGGAGCTGTAAGCGTATATCGCACGTTATTTCCGATGTCTTTCCGTCATTTTCACGATAAAGCCTTATCGGCAGGCGTGCGACAGTTCCCGAAATAAAGTCAACACACGCACTTACGGCAGGAATATTAAGTGCTGTCTTCGTATCGGTAAAAAGCCCCATGATCTGACGCAGATGTTCATCTATTTCGACAGTTTCGACCGTGCGTATTTCTCTTTTTCCGAAAAGTTTATTTAAAAGTCCCGTGTGTCATCACTTCCTTCTGTTCAGTTAAGGGAAAGTATTCCCCATGAAATAGGCTCGGTGTCAAGTACTTCATGCTCGTTGAGCAGATACAACGCATTTATAAGTGCAACGACCATGTCCACCTTGCCTCTTGAATGTTTTTTTGTTATATACATGTTCATATTGGTATCGTACCGGCAGCGTGCATTCTGAAAGTTTATCTCAAGAAGTTTGTTTTCTCCATAAAGAAACTCTTTTTTGAGTATCTTTTCTTTCAGGAGCTTTGTCGCAGGATGCAAAACGCTTGAATGCTGTCTGACTTCGGAAGTCGGATATACCTTATCCCATTTCTGAGCAGATGACATTGCATTGTATCTGTCAAAGCCTATGCACGATATCTTACAACCGAATGTCTGTTCTATCCCCATAACATAATCCTCGACAACGCTGTAATCTATTACACGATCGCCGCAGGGAATTACAAATCCGTCCTCAATGAAGCTCTGATAATCAACTTTTTCTTCAAGCGACTTCTCGTCCACACGGTCGGCAGGCACAAAACACATTACATTTGCAAGTATTGTCTTGCCGTCATCGGCAAGCGCCGCCATTGCAACGGCTGTATTGTCGGTAGTCTGAGAGAGATCTACACCAAGATATACAGTCTTGTCCGTCCAGTCTATTTTTCCGGACACACGGCATTGTATAACATCATCGGTCGTTACAAAATTCTCCGTACCCAAGCCCTGATAGATTATGTTGCAGTGCTTTGTAAGAAAATTTTCCCTTGCAGACTTCATTATTATCGCATTCTGACGTTTTTTTACGAAGATCTTCCATTATAGCAGGTATTTCAAGAGCAAGAGGGTTTGACTGCTCCAATATGCCGTCATCCGTTTCCCAGTGCTTTGTACTGTCAGGCTCGTAAAGCAATGAAAAATATGTATCATCCTTGACAGTCCCGTCAAGGACTTTTTTCGCCTTATCAACTATATCCTCAAAAGGATTATCGATATGAGGATATTTTGTTGAGATGATGCAGCCTAACTTGTTTTTGATATTGAGCTGACCGGAACGCATGGCTTCAATGGGATAGATCGTCGGCAGAGCACCGACCTCATCGGCAACAAAAGCATTCGGGAGTCTGCTGTCAAGTCTTGACGTTGAGAATGCAAGCGGAAAATAATCGTTGTTGTTGATATAGCAAAGAATATCGTCACGCCTTATTTTGAATTTATCCTGTAATGCGGGCGAACTGCCGATTATCTCTTTTATCTGCACCTGTATATCTCTTGATATAGTGCCGTCCGGAGCGACCGAGAAAAATTTTGAATACTTCGGTTCTGTCAGAAAAAGAATGAGGAAGATAACGGCGATCAGGAAAGTCTTTCCGTTTTTGCGGCATATTTCAAGCACACCTGTTTCATACCGCCTTTTTTCCTCATCACAGCGGCATACGACCGTTAAAACCGCAAAAATAAACAGCCATTGAAAGCCCGAAAGGGTTTCAAAGACTGTTTTGCCTGCCGAAAATCCGCGAGGTATTATCAGCAGTTTTGTTATTTCGATTATAAGAGAACGTTTTTTTGCACTTATGCAATATTTTTCGTCTGCATCATCAAAGATGTGCTTATAGACTGCACACTGTTTGCGTACATACAGCGGAGCATTGATCTTCCCCGAAAGTACATTATTGACATATTCGATGTCTTTGTTGAATATCATCATTTTATCCACTGCCTTTCAGCAGCTGGAGCAAAGTGTCATTGTTCTGCTTGTCCTTTTGCAGTGACAGACTGCCTAATTTTGCTCTTGACTGCGGTGAAAGCCCCAGCTCGTTGCACAGCCTGTAATAATCCTGTGTGTAGCCTTTGCGTATCATCATTATGTCTTTGTCTGTGAGCAGGTCGGGATCATTGTTTATCATCATTTCAAGCTGTTGTAAACGGTCTATAACAACTGCTCCCTCCGCAAGTGTATAAACATCAAGCTCGCCTATCAGGTCAACACTGTTATATACATCCCGTATCTTGTTGAAGATGTTCAGCTGACTTTCCGAAAGCTTGTACGGTGGTACAATGCAGGAGCTGTCGCCTTTGAGAGAGTTCTGTACAGACTGCCGCTTTTTTATATCAGACTTTGTATTGTGCTTTGACTGTAATTCAACAGGCTTTGCCGGTCTTGGCATTATATCACCTCACTTTTTTGACATATCCCTGCCTAAAAAAACCTCATTTAGGGAAATATTTGTGTTTATCAGGATCCCTGTACGATGTCCTTAAGCTCTGGAAAACGGCTTTCAAGGGTGCGGGGGGGCTGTAATCAGCAATGTGCAATGTGCAATGATTACAGCTTCAAAGGCTGTGTGAGTAGGCTTCGTAAAACGTCGGCTTTGATCATGCCTTTTTCGGCTTGTTCGTGATGAAGCCGGCAGAGAGTTATAAGATTGCTGTCTTGAAGTCTTAGCTCGTAATTATTATTTATCGGCACAATATGATGTACCGACAAGCCGGATGTAGTTATTCTTTTGTCTATACAAAAGCAACAGCGGCACATATAGCAGTCACGTCTTTGTATCGCATCACGCTTTTCACGCCATATGCGACTGTTCCGGAATCTGTCCGCCGCACTTTCACGCTTGTAATTGTTGTTATTGTATTTTTTTCTGTACTCTGCTTTTTTAGGGCAGATTTCATTGTATCCGTGCGTTTTGCCGCAGTATGTACAGCTTTTTAACATAATACCACCAAACACAAAAGCCGCCCGGACAGGACGGCTCTCATGCAAAATTTTAAGGAGATTAATGGAAGAATAAGAAAATGGCAAGAGATGATTTTATCTTTTGAGCAACTTTCTACAATACCATTATAGCACGATGTAATATGACATACTATGACATTGACTGTCAAAAATCAAAGCATTGTTTTGTGCATTATGTCATGCCGTTTTCTTTCCTGAATACTTGAAGCGCCTGACCATGCCAGCGGCAGACTGTACGGTAATTCACTTCAAGCTTCTCCGCTTCCTGCTCAAGCGTAATTCCGTTTATGTAAATATCTGTAAGCAAAGAAATGAACTTCTTGTTATACACACGGGAGATT